GGATCATACAACTGACCATCAACGCTGGCATGGAACATCTCTACGATGGCATCCATGTCGTCCTTGCTGGGACGCTTGGGCATGAAGTCGTTCAAGTTGAACAAGCCATGCTTGGCAATTGCTTCAAGTTCTTCCTCATTGAGTCCACGCTCTTTACGAGCCCATGAACTGGTAGAGTAGTCAGCATAGCCGCCCTTTTGAGTCTTGTTAAGACGGAAGTCTGTGCCACGCTCATAGTCGGTGGGCAGTTCTTCCATTTCAGGATCCATCAGTGCCTGCTTGATAATAGTAAAGATCTGCGGGCTGATGATGAACCTACGGATTGGGTTCTCGGGTGTGTTCTCTTCTTCGATAGGGCTGTTAACTACGAAGCCTTGGAACACATAACTGCGCTTCTTCCAATACTTGCGTCCAAGTTTTTCCATGTTAGGATCCTTGAACCAAGGACGAATCTCTGCGTGAACTGGGCAAGTCTCGCCCCACATTTCAACGCAAGGAACCTGAACAATAACCTTCTTGGTTTCGTCGCCGCCCTTGACACCAGCAAACTCAAAACGCATCATCTGACGCTCACGCCAGAAGAAAGTGTTAGAGTCGTCGCCGTCGGGTAGGAAACGTAGTGTTGCGGAAGTGCCTTCGGGGATGTTCCAGTGAGTGAAGATTGAGTTATCACCACCGCCGGCTTGACCGCCGGACTTTTTTGCTTGCTCGGCAAGGCGAGCACGAATTTCTGCCAATGAAGCCATAATAATTTCTCCTTGATATAGCCAATGTTAGTCTCTAGTGAGCCAAACAACCTATGTCTAATCTACTAGACACAAGTTGTATTATACTTATAGTTTATGGGGTAAATCAAGTGCCCTTTTTGCCAAAAGATAAGATTTTGTTACCAATTCTAATTTGTCGGCCCAGTAGCCTTCAGATGGCCAAAATGACCATATTTCGGTTCCTGGAAAGATAACAAACATTGGTAGTCGAGTCGCATTTCTATGATCCAGAACGGCTCTGACCAAACCGCTGTGAATGTCAATGTTGAAATCATGTCCAAGAATCAGCATGTTGGGATTTTTTGGAATAATGCTTAAATCTGTCCTGGCACCAGAATAAGAATGGTCAGCATCAACAAATACCACACAGTCTCGATCTTGGGGGAAATTAAAACGTGTAGTTGGGCCATGAAAAACTTTAAATTTTTCAGCAGGGCGGATGCCTTCCACACATTTGTCAAAGGCCGCACGCCAGGTTTGATTTTTGTTGGCCAGTTTTACCAACTCTAAGAATTTTTGAACCGTTGGCGAATTTGTGTCGGTCATTCCACATACTCCGTAAAGTCTTGGAGTAGGTTTGTCTAACCACCAATCCACGTTATACGGAACTGTTGATTCATCCCAGGTGTCTACAGAGTAAAAGACCACCTCGCTGGGCAGGTGTTTGGCTATCACTGATGCACTACGGCCAAGGAAACTGCCAAGTTCTACAAATGAAGACGATATCGTATTTGGGGTTAATGAGGCTATGACAGACAGTAGTATCAGGTCATTTTTGGTCATGCAACCCGGGACCTGTAATGACCTTGATACGTCGATATTCACTTTAGCCGTTGATGATTTTGTTTGATAGGGTTTGCAGGACTTCGGTTACCAGACCCTGGGGGCGAATCAATTCAAGGCCAGGAATGGCTGAGATCCTAAGTTGACGCTTGGTGATGATGTCCAACTCGTTTTCAGTCACAGGCTGTCTAGCAGGCAAACGATATTCCACAATGCCTTCTAACGAACCACTGCGAGCCGCACGTTCCATCATGCGCTTGATCATCATTACTTCAGTGCGACCGCGACTCTTGATTTCTTCCAGTTGGCTGGTTGCTTCAAGACGATTGCTCCAACGTAGCAATTCCATGATTTCTTTGCGGCGACGACTCAGTTCAATGATTTTTTCACCTAGATCATCCCAGGGCTTGCCGCCTTGGTCAACGTGTAGAGCCATAACCCTGGCACCCATTAGGTGCTTGTGTGGGTAACGCAAACGCTCGCCGCGGTGTTCAATGAAGATGTCGCCGATGTTGCGGCTTCTGGCGCCAGGCTTTTCTTCGGTCACTGCTTTGCTGTGACGAATGATAATTTTGGTTTCGCCTAGTGGATGGTAACTGGTTTTGGTTGTGTTGCGGCTTTCGCTGACAGCAGTTCTGTGAACAAACTGCTTGGGCTCAATGTCGCCGTTGTAACTGCGAACACTTATGCCGTATAGAAAGGATTTCACTGCACCTTCAACGTGAGGCTTCAGTTCATTTTTAATCCAGTCTTTTTCAACTTGATCAGGATCAAACCAAATTTCCACATCTGTTTTTTTGTGCAAAATTGTAACCATGACATTTTGGTCTTTGAGATACAGATAAACTGCATCTTGGCCGTTCATGGTGGGTTTGCCGTCTGTATCGCGCATATTGATGCTATGCGACATACCGGCTAAAGTAGATGCTATTGCTTTGTTGACGTCTTGTTCTAATGCCATAGTGGACTATTTAGTTTATAAGAACCCAATTGGCATGGGTTTCAAAACTTCGTCTGTGCCAGCATTTGCCAGCCGTTCGTAGGTGCCAGGATCCCAACTCATAACAACTTCAGTGATGCGTAGGCACAAAATAGTGGCCAAAACCAAATCATCTTTTTCGCCTTCTTTGGCAGCAAAACTAGCACCACGAGCCACAAAGTTCTTGAGTTCGCGTAGTAAATTGTTGCTGTTGATGACCATCTTGTCACCTTCTACATAACTCTTTAAACGCATACATGCAGTCATTTTGCTGTTGTGACCAGTATGGAAACCACGACGGCCACGACTCTGTCCTGCTTTGCGTATTTCCTGCACAAAGGTTCCAGGTATGTGTTCTTCACCATATTCGCGTATGCAGACCAAGGCGGCTTCGCCAATGGTGTTGTTTTCCACACTCCAGTAAAGTTCTGCATCACTGCCAGTTTCGTCTTTGAGCCATTTAAGTATTGTTACCAATGTCCTTAGTTGGCCTTCTACTGAAGTTTTATTGTGTTGCCATTCGGCCACTTGTTCTAGATAAGGCAGTTTGAACACTTGAATTGCTGCCATGTCTCCGCCAGTGCCCAGGCTAGGATCCCAGCCAATGACATAAGCGCCTGGTGCGATTGGCTGATAGACTCTGACCTGCCCCAGTCGCTGAATAGGATCTCGAGTGCTCATATTGACCAACTTTAGTGCATTAACCAAAGTTTCATCAGCAATAATAAATTCACATTCATGCTCGCGTCGGAATCGCTCTTCGCCAATCTTACTGCGTTCTAGGCTGGCCCAAGCATCGTCACGTTCGGGATGTGACTTCCAGGTAAACATAATGTTGGCAAAGCCGTTGCGTCCAAGTTTCAGCATAGGACCAGTATTGCCATACTCGTCTTCTTTCTTTTCGGCTTCTTTCCAAATTCTAGCAAACTGATCGTCGTCCTGGTTAGGAGTTGATGTAATAATACACTTACCACCAGTGCTTAGTGTTGGAGAGATAGAAGTCCAAAACTCGCTGGCAATGCGTGGCTTAACGAATGCAAACTCGTCTAGATAGATCAGTGACAAACTCATACCACGAGCAGTTGTTTCTGTTGTGGTAGTTGATACAATGCGTGACCCGTTGTCAAAATCAATGCTGCCTTTGTTGTAACTGGTAGCACCGGCTTTGAGCCAATTTGGTAGTGTTTCGTATGTATAACGAACACGTTGCATGATTTCTTGTGCGCCGGCAAACTTGTGTGCGGCAATGAGAATAGTTGAGTCTGGTATGAACATTGCATACCAAACTAGATAGGCAGCGGCACAGGCTGTCTTGCCCATCTGTCGCCCCAGCATGTTGATACTGTAGCGATTGGTGTGATAACAATGTATGAGTTCTTTTTGGTAGTCGTAGAGTTCAAACTTTACTTTACCGCGAATGGGATGTTGCACCCAACAGTAGGTATCAATAAAGTAAACTGGATCCTGAGCACACAAGGCAAGTTCACGGACTTGATCGTCCGTGAACTTTTCTACAGTAAATGGTGACTTTACAAAAACGTTTTCTAAGGCCAAAGCCGGCCTCCTTGATTACTTTTTGCGGCTGATGTTCTCAGCAACAAACTTTCTGTATTCACCCATAGCAGCCTGGAATGATTCTTCCATGTCTA